GGCTCCTGGTCTTCGACGGGGGCGGCCCAGGAGGTGGCGAAGACGTAGCAGCGGGCGCCGTCGAAGAGGCCGCTGCCGATGGCGGCGCGGGTGATGCCGGCGAGGCCGGAAATTCCTTCGATATCGATCGATGCCGGCGCGAATGAGTCTGTCGAACTGTAGCCGGTGAATTGGTAGCCGGAGGTCGACAGGTAGGTGTGGCCGGCCATGGCCAGGTCGCGCGGGTGGTCGGTAAGGTAGATGGTGGCGCCGGTGACGGGGACGATGCGCAGGCAGAGGACGCGGGTCTGCCAGTCGGCGACGGCGGGCTTCATGGGTTTAGTAGCTCAACGATGTCGAGCGAGGCGATATTGCGGACTTCTTTGGCCAGGAATTCCTGTTCGAGGTCCGAATCGAATCGACAGGGGATGTCGAAATGGCAGCCGGCTGTCATGACGTCAGCGGGGTGCGTCGGGGCCGGGGTGATGGTGACGCGTCCGGTGGTGGTATCGACGCTGACGCCGGAGCTGACGAGCGAGCCATTCTTGGCAACGACGACGCTGCCGGCGACGGGCTTGAAGAGGGTTCGATATGGGCGCCCGATGGCGATCGGCGAGCCGCCAAGGCCGTATTGTTTGATGAGCTGATAGACGCCGGCGGAGACGTAGAGCAGCGGCATGTCGAGCATGGTGGGCGTGCCGCTCTGGCCGTTGGTGCTGTAGTCGTCGGGGTCCTGGACGCGGAAGCCGGCGAAGCGGCCATAGGCGCGGTCGTATAGGTCGAGGACGCCCGCGGCGACGTCGGCGCGCAGGAGGGTGAAGTCGATCAGGCCGCGGCGGCGGGGGAACGGGTGGATCAGCCGTCGATATTCGGCGCCGGCCGCGGTGGGTACGACCTCAACCTGATAGGCGGTTGTGAAGCGGGCGCCCATGCGGATTTGGGCCGGAAGACGCTCTTCTAGGAAGTATCCCATGGCTTGCCCTATGCGAAGCGCTGCGCGCTGGCCAGGCCGGCAAGCACTCGGCGGGAGATTTGGCCGGCGGCGCGGCGGCCGTCCGCTTCATTTGTGACGCCGTTCAGGATGATGTTGATGGTGTGTCCAGCGGCTCCGCTGGCGCGCACGCCTAGCTTTCCGCTGCCGTCGCGGGCAAGCGGAAAGATGCCTTCTGGGCCGGCTTCGCCCATGACGCCAGCGCCGCGCGCGAAGGCGAACAGGGTCGGCTTGGCGACTACGCTGCCGCTGTATTGCGAGAGGCTCGCGGAGTTGTAGACGCCGCCGCTGGCGTTCGGCAGCAATCCGCCAAGAGCAGACAACCAACCCGTTCCCAGCCCTCCCTTGCTCAAGTCGCCAAATAGGCGTTTCATGAGGTCGGCAGAGACTGCATCGGCGATCATGCGCTTGATGGCGCTCCCGAATGACTGCGCCATGCCGACCATGCCATCTTTGAACGGGTCGAATAGGAAATCTGCGAACGTGGTCTGAATGTTACGCGCGCCGCTCTTGGCGAATTCGTTCAGCACGTCATCGGTTTCCTTGACTTTATCCATTATGTCGATGAACCCCTGCCCGGCTTGCGACGCGGCGCGGCCGAAGGTGTCCATGCTGATTGCGCCGACGTCAAGCAGGTTTGTTAGGCGCAACATCTCGATATCGAGAGCCTCAAGCGGCGTGCGAGTGGCATCGAAAACGCGGGCGCCCTCGGCGAGAACAGAGAGGCGCTCGCGCCAGGCTTCGGCTTCTGCGGCGGCGGCGTCCTTGTTGCGCTGGATGGCGTCCAGGGTCTCGGCATAGCCGCGGGCGAGCTCTAGATTGCCGGCGCTAGCGGTCTTGTACTTGCCGTCTGCGATCGCGGCTTCGAGCTTTTCGACGTTGGTGAGGTCTTGCGTGGCGCGCACCTGGTCACGCAGCTGCTCGACGAGGCGCTGTCCGTCGTCGACGGCCTTGGCGGTGCGGGCGGCCTTCGGCGGCTGTGGAACGTTGAAATTCGGCGCGGCGGTCTTTCCGGCGGGCGAGGAGCCGCGGCCGCGGCCCTCGTTGCTGTAGTCGTCAAATGTCTGGCCAGCATTGACGATGCTTTTTTGCCAGGCGTCGAACGACTTTCTGTTTGCATCGGCGTCTTCGCGCATGGCTTCGCCGATATTGCTGAATCCCTTAAAGTCGAGCCGAGAAAGCGCGGCGATCTGCGCGGCAATGCCGCCGATCTCTGTGCCAATGCCCTTGAAGACAAACGCGACGTTTCCGCCGATCACTATCAGGCCGCGCAATACTTCGGCAATCCCGGGGAAGACGTGCCGCACGCCTTCGCCATCCTTGGCGATATTGACTAGTGAATCCGCCAGCTCGTTGAGCAGCGGCAGCATCTCGGCGGATGTCTGGACGAAAAACGAGGACATGACGGTGTTAATGCGCGTCATCTGGTCGTTGAACTTCTCGGCGCTTTGCGCGGTCTCGGTCGAAATGACGATGCCGAAGCGCTGCGCCTCGTCGCCCATGTCTTTGAGGCCTTGCGAGCCAGAATTAAGCAGAGGGATAAGGTCGGCGCCGGAACGGCCAAAGAGGGCTTGTGCAAGGGCGGCTTTGGCGGCGGAATCTTCGTAGCTGGCGAATTTGTCGGCGATATCGTTGAGCACGTCGCCACTGCTGCGCAGGCTGCCATCCGCCCCAGTAACCGCGACACCGATGGCTTTGAATGCATCGGCTACATCACCAGTTCCGCCGACGGCTTCGGCCATGTTCTTTGACAGCTTCTTTAGGCTGGTAGCCAGGGCCTCGTTGCTGACATCCGCAAGGCTCCCGGCATATTGCAGCTTGGCGAGGTTTTCGACAGTTTCGCCGGTGCGCTGCGAGAGCTTGGACAGGGAGTCTGCCGCGTCGATCGACGACTGCACCATGCTGGCGAAGGCGCCAACCGAGAATGCGCCGGCGAGTCCGGCGAAGGCTGATCCAATAACCGACGAGGCTTTGGAATAGGCGCTTTCCATGCGCTGGGCGTTGCGCTCGGCGATATGCGCGGCCTTGCCGAGGTCGCGCTCGATGTTGGCGAGCTTGGCGACAAGGTCGATTGATAGTGTTGCGATACCCACTATTCCGCGCTCCTGTTGTCGTTCTGAAAGTCGCGTATTGCGACAAGGCTTGTGATGAGCTGCTCGGGGTCAGAGACGCCGAGCATTTCGATTACGATCGGCAGCCCGGCCCAGTCAATGCCGCCCATGATGTTCCATGCTGAAATCGCGACGGCGATATCCGCCGGAGTCTCTCTGTTGCCTGGCTTGAGCGGCCCTGGAAGCTCTCGCTCCTCAAGCCAGGCGGTCAGTTTTTTAGACTGGACTCCAGAGAAGCGATGCGATCGCTGAACCCGTCCACGATGGCTTTGGCGATCGCCTCGAAAATATCAGGCCGATCCGAAACCCATTCGGCGCATGCGGCCTGATCGAATGCGAGCGGGTGCGGGTCCCCTCCCGACACCAGGTCGCCCTCGGTGACGCCTTCCCATCCGACGATGAAATCGAGAATGGATCGTGCGACGTTTCCACCGCGCATCTTCTCCTCGTACTCCAGCGGTGTCGGTCGGCGCACGACGAAGGTGTGCGCGCCGACCGTTACGCGCCTCTCGCGCGCCTTGAGCATCTTTTGCAGAAGAGCGCTCATGTCAGCTCGCGTAATAGGTCGGCGAGGCGTTCATGGTGATGGCGCTCGGCGTTGTCACCAGCCCCTGCGCCTGGCCGCCAGGGAGCAGATTTGCAGCGACGTAGCCATAGAAGTACATGATCTGTCCTCCGGTGCCAAACTGGAACTTGAATGCGCGCTGGGCTTGCGCATCAAAGGCGACCTTCATTGCCGCCAGGCCGGCGTCTGAGACGTCCCAGAGGTTTTCAAAGCTGTAGGTCGCCGCATCGGGAAGCCCTGGAATCTGCGTTTTCTGGTTGGCGTGAATGGTGGTCGTGTCGATGAACGCGAACGTTCCGCCAGACGCCTGCACTGACGTCGCTGTTGTGATGCTGGTTCCGAATGTGACGAGCTGGCACGACCCTGACGAAAAGGTATCGAAAAGCGTGGTGTCGATATCTTCGAGGACGAAGTTTGATCCGGTTGGCGACTTGACCCTGGCAATGCGCTCGTTGAGTTGATACATGCCCTGAACAGAGAGAAGAACGATGTTTCCAGCGGACAGCGAGTTGGTCGCGGTAACGACGCCCTCCGAGGCCTTGCTGATGGCCGTGATGGTGATTGCGGTGCCCAGCGCCGACTGCATTGCAACAGCGACGTTAGACCATTTGCGAGCCTGTGCCATGGTTTTTACTCCAAAAAAAAGCCCGCGACGCGGGCAAGGTTGCGGTCGCGGTCAGGCGATCAAAAAGCGTGGAACCACTCGACCTCGGTCGATGTGGCAAAAAGCCCGGTTTCTGTGTCGATTCCGCCCGATCGGTCGCCGGGGTTATGCTCGGCAGCGACCAGCGCGGCGGCGATGGCATCTGCGGCGCCGTCCGCCGTGGCGCGCGTCTTTGCCCAGGCGGTGATAGAAAATCGCACATCCTCGGCAATGGCGGATCCGTGAATGGTGGAAATGGGAGCCGTGCTGGCCCGCTGATAGACGACCGCAGGCAGCGCCTGGTCCTCTGGTATGGCGTCCGGGTAGATACGCGCTCCGACGATGGCGGCAAGCGCGGTGCTGGCCGACAAGACGGCGTAGAGGTCGGTTTCTGCGCTCATGGTCTGGCCTTGGCGTTGAGCTTCTCGATCTGCGGAATCACCTCGGCCTCGAAGACGCGCAGCGCCTCGGGCAGTCTGTCGGCGGCAGGCTTGAGGAACGGCCGCGCGCTCATTTTCTTTGTTCCGAACTCCAAGAATCGCCAGTAGAACGGGTCTGTGGCGCTCTTGGCGCCGCGCTGGCTGGCTTTGGCCAAGGTGCGCTGGCCGCCGACGCGCTTGTACTTGGCGCCAGGTGCCGGCCGCACATTCACGAACACGCCAACGTCGCCAGCCTTGCGCGCTTCCTTGCTGGTGCGCACGCTGATCCGGCGCTTGACGAGCCCCTTTGTGCGATACGGCGTCTGCGTTTGCAGCGTGGGCGCGGCGGCCTTTGCCGCTCCGCTGACGACGCGAGCTGCTTTGCGCAGGGCAGACAGCAAGACTTTCTTGCGCAACTGCGGGGTGATATCGGCGAGCGCGCGCTTGAGGTCTTCTACGCCTTCGATCCTCACTTCAACGCCATCAGCCATTTAAACCAGACTCCTCAATCTTGCCGAGCGCGACAATATCAAGATGAGGCGCGACGACGGTAATCGTCGCCCGAATGACGTCGCGCGGATGGGCATGGATATCGATTCTGCAAATACCCAAATCGACTTCCTTGCCGCTGGCGTCGAAAACCTTCGTTCCTCTTGGGGTTCCGTCAGACACGATCTTGCATTTACAGTCCATGTCGTACTCCGTTGATGGCGAGGATTTCGATAGTGTGGCGGCCTGCGCCGACGTCGACGATTGAGACGATGTCATATGGGTCGCCGTTCCAGATGACGCGGTGCTCTCGCTCGATGCCTGCGCGATAGCGAATGCGGAACCGGACGTCTGCGGCGTACTGCGTCTGTTGCGCGGCGAAGAACTCGCGCCCCTTGAGCGGCCAGACTTCGGCCCAGATTGCGCCGTCCTGCGTATCGGTGATCGTTCCGACCCATGACACCACCTCTTCGCCGGCAGCGGTGCGCGTGACGCTCTTTCGCTGCAGTTTAATACGGTGAGTTGCGCGGCCGGCGCTGAATGTCGAGTCCTGCATTATGCGGCCCGGTAGAAGCGCTCTGCGTCGAGCAGGTGGTCAAGATAAGCCATCGGCTGCGCGTTCTTTGCGCTCACGCCGCAGGGGTTGTCGAGCGCCTGCACGACATGCGCAATGATCCACATGCGAATGCTTGCTGGAACATCTGCCGGAGAATCGCCGTATCCAACCACGAAGCGCACGCGCACGGCGTTCGGCACTGGCGAGACGGCGGGCCAAGATTTGCCGGTGCCGAGAATGACGCGGCAGGGCTCGTTGTCGCTGTCCAGGCTGTAGTCCGTGTCCGTCACGGTTTGCTGCGCCTCGTCGCCATCCAGGTACTTGATGCTGGTGATGCTCTGCACGTCTGGCAGCAACAGGTCAATGGCGCCGGACGGGAAGGCGTCAAGCACAAGCTCGACAGTCTGCGTGACGATCTTCCGCCCAAGCCGGTGCTCTGCGTCCATGCGCGCGCCGGGTATGAGTAGGTCGGCTACCTGGTCATCAAAGGTCGTAGCGTCGAGTCTCGCGGACAGCCGGACGTCGTCGACGGTAACGGGCTCCGCGTCAGGCGGGGTGATGTTGATAAGTGGCATGGTTGCTCACGGCTGGACTTGCGAATTATTCGGCATCATGCGACGGAAATTGTCGCCACAGCGGATTGCTGCTCGATCAATGCGACTGGTCGCTGCTCGCGCGCAGTTAAAAACACGGATTCGCGCAGTTCGCCGTGTCCAGCAATGCGGCTTCCGCGCCAGGAGAAAAACGGCGACCTCCACGTCGCTGCACGGTCTCTCCATGTAGCCTGCTGCGCCATTACGGCCCGACCTCTCCAGCAGCCCCTGCGCCTGCGTCGAGAGCTGCTTGCGTGGCCAGGCTGTAGAGCACCGCGTAGAGCTGTCCGTGGCTCATCGTCCCGCCCGTCAACTCACCCGTCATCGGATTACGCAACGGGAATGTCTTGTCCGGTGTCGTGAATTCGATAGTGATTGAGCGCGTCGGCCTGCCGATGCTCTCGCCCCCTGCGAGGACTGTGCGCCTCTCTTCATCGAACCGGATTGTCGGCGTCTGTCCGTACCCGTTCAGGCATTCGATGTGACACACACGGTCCCACGAGTCACCCGCCACTGCAACAATGTTGCGTTCTGCTGTCGTCATTATTTTGCCCTCAGTTGAGCACGGTGAAATTCACGCGGGTTTCAGCGGTCGCCGCGGCATTCGCAGTCAATGTGAACGATCCGGCCGCAGCGACGGCAACGACGGATTTCATCGTCGCATCGGCCGTGGCGACTGTCGCGATAATGATGCTGCTCGTCGTGACCCGGCTATTTGTGACGACCAGAGAAGATGCGCCTGCTGCGAAATTGACTGAGCCGAGCGTGTTATTGATCGTCCTCGCGCCGGTCGTGCCGCCAGCGGTGATGGTTTTGTC